ACATAATAGCTTGAAGATTCATTTTTTGTTAAATTTCCCCAAGACTCAACAGGAACGCCATTATTAAACACCTGAATCGTAAAACTTCCAATTCTTGTGTCGTTAGTTATAACGACTTGTGTTGAGTTGCCATCAATTCCAGGACTATCGGCAGTAACTGTAAAAGTAATGTCGCTAGTTACATTGGCTGCACCATAAACCAAACCATAGAGATTTGTGTCGCCAGATCCAGTTGTTGTGCTTCCAGATGTTCCGCCATGCGTGACTGTATCTAAACCAAAGACAGCAGCAGCGGTGCTTTCTGGTTTGATTCTAAACCTTGCGTCAACTCCAGTGTGTATGGTGCGAATTTTAAGGTAATAAGTAGAATCAACATATGCATAGAAGCCACCAGGCAAAAGATCAGCTTGTGTGTTTATGTCATCGACAATATCTGCAATTGTGGTGTTGGTTATATCCAATTCGATTTGTTGAACAACACCATCAATGAGAACATTGTCTGTTCCGTCGATTACAATTTGAATTACATTTGTAAGCGATGTGAGAGTGAATGTTCCATCTGGGTCATCATCCGTTCCATTTGTGTTGGAGTTTGTTCCGATTTCAACGGCTGGTGTCATGCTTAATCCAAGACCTGTTGGGTTTGGAAAATCTGGATCGGTCACAGATCCGCCGTACATTGCGTTTTGAATGGAAACAAGCTCAAGTGAAGCAGCAGGACCGTAAGCAAAAACAGTTTTAACACCAATTGTGTTTGAAGATGTTTCGTAGAATTCAATTCCGTCATTTTCAAAATCAATTTGGCTATTTAATTCAATAACAAGATCGTCAACGGAATAGCTTCCAGTCATAACGACAAGCGTGCGAGGTGAAAGAACTCCATTTAGCTTCCATCGGAAAAAGCTATCGTCTTCAAAAGTGTAAACGTTTGTTGAAGGAACGATGTAATCCGATTCAATTTCAACAAGAGTTCCAGCGGCTGGTACCGTGGCTGATGCAATTGTTGCTACTTCATCACTTACTGGATCAACATCTGCAACGCGGACAACATATAGTTCATTTGCAACTAAAAGATATTGTTGTGCAGCATAGATTAAGAATGGATCGCTAACATCAGGATGAGGATAGCCAAAAGTCGTTGTTAATTGGCGTGTGGTCGCAATAAGAGTCGGCAGATTAACCGGACCTTTAGAAGCGAAGCCAATCAATCCCGCCCTATGAAGTGATTGGTCTGGTGCAATAAAGCTCAAATCTTTTTCAGTAATTCTAACACTAGGACTAATTGTGTTAGAAGGCGGGAACCCCTGTAGAATCGCCATAGTCTTATTCTCCCTTTCGTATCGTGTTTGGTAAGTGCCTTGTGGATATTAACCCATCTTTTTCTGCTCTATCTATGTATTCTGTTACTCTTTCATCTTCTAAAAGATAAATATTTTTTCCGCGACCTACTCCTGGTATGTTTAAAACGGTGAATTGGCTTGTGCCTTGCCTTGACCGGATGATTAATTGAACTGGAAATTTCTTTTTGTTTTTTATTTCTAACATTCTAATTCCTTGACAGACTCTTCTATTCTCGCCATAACCTCAGTTATTTCGTCTTCGCTTAAGCCATCAACAAAATCAACTTTCATTTTGAGGACAGCCTTTTTTCGTTCAATGGGTTGTGGTATATATGTCTGCGCTGTCATATTAAATTCAAATTTAATTATTCTAATTGCTTGATCACCTGGCTCTGTGTTCAAATTGTTTGCAATAGAATCCAGCTTGACAACTACCTCCCAAGGTACGCCTGTTACTCGTATGTATGCAAGATGGCTAAATTTTGTAACAATTTGCTCTAATATTTGGTTCATATCTTCGCGATACATAGTCCATGCGGTTACTGTGTATCCAATATTTACTGGAACTCCTCTTGCGAATCCAAATATAGTGTCTCTATTATACTTTTCTTTTACGGTAACGCCTGGCTTTCCGTCATCTGCTCTTCGAAAATAATTAGTTGCTTTGTGATATGTGTATCGATCTAAGTCATAGTCAATTGATGTTTGACTCAATGCTAGCAAAGGCAATTTCAATCTATCAACAACAAGAGTTTCATCTTTTCGAACGTTTGTTTGAACGATTGCAGCCACAGCTTTTTCTGGTGGTCCAAGCATAACGGGTATTGGCCAAGCTTTTCCATCTTCATCAATAACAACAACGTTTCTAAACATGTCCAGCATAGCTTCGTCTGTCCCACGGATTGATTTTGAATATCTGTAAAGAACTGTTCTATCTGGATTTTCAACGTCGTTTACAATTAATCCACGTTGCATGGGATCACAATCAGCTTTAGCTCCAAAACCAGTTTTTTTCATGGTTTCGTCTTTAAGAAAATTCAATGTTTCATCATTAATTCTTCTGCGGTTATCTGGATCTAAAATTGGTTGATTTTCGCAATATGGAGGGGATGGATCTAAATTCACATCAGCAGGCACGCCTTTGGCGTTGCATTCATTTAAATTTTTCTGTTGTTGATTAGGATTGTTTGTACTACTCATGGTTTCCTCGTATAATTAATTATTCAACTGGAGTATGATAATGGAAAAAATTGAACTTAAATATCGAACATGGTATAAAGGTTCTGCGCCGAAGCCTATCAAGTTAGAAATTCCTGGCTGGTCTGGAGAGCACAACTCTCATAAAAACGGTGATATACCACAGCCTTGGCATTGTCCTCCTTTTGTCGATGGTTCAACTTATGGTTTGGAATTGTGTTATCCATTTGATACAGAGGCGCGTATCACTCTTGAAAATGGGAAATTAAAAATTGAAGGTGATTTTTCTAAAGAAAGCGAAGAATCGGGCGTTGATCTTCCGCCATTTAAAAGTTTTACACCTACGCATTTTGGAATGACTTCTTCTATAGATATTAAAGTACCAACTGGCTATGTTCTTAGAACTGAGCCGCATCCAAGATTTTTCACAGATATAACGAATACCGTTCCTTGTTGTTTGACTGGTCATTTGCAAACAGATTGGTGGCCAAAAGTCTTTTTTGTTGTATTCAAAAATCCAATTGAGGGTCAAACTTTGATTTTTAGAAAAGACGAACCATATGTGCAAATTTTAATTGTTCCGAAAAAGATATCATATGATATTAAAGAGATGACATCAAGTGAAATCAACGAAAGGCTTTTAAACGACGATAAAATTGGCAAATACGCCAGAAATTTTGTTAGAAATGACTGGCGAGACAATGCGGGTCAAAAATTTGATGATAAATACAAGGTTCTAAGTGGTGTAGCAGCGAAATATGGATCAAATTCAATTCGTAGTTTTGTTGAATCGGTTGCAGAAAAAGTTGAAAAAAATAAAAAATTTAGTAGAAGGCTTTTAATTAAGAGGAAAAATGAAAGCGTACAAGATCAAGAAAAAGAAGTCTAATTTTCAGACTTTTATAATTGGACCTTCGATAGGATCATTTCCTAAGCCAAAAATACCTAGAAAAATAATATTTTCTATTCACAAGCCTTCACTTTACAAACCTAAATCTATTTTTGAAGTTGTCCAGCTTGACCGATCTGAGGCTGCTGTTGCGATTGATTTTGCATGGATTGTGGCTGTTGAGCAGTAGGTTGTAGTTGAGGTTGTCCAGGAACATTTGTTTGCATAACTTGTCGCAAATTATTTATAGCAGCTTTTATGCGAACATCGTTTGAATTTGAAAGAGTTTGCAAAGTTTTGTTAAAGTTTGGGTCTGCCAATGCTTTAGATTGTGCTTGAGCACTTGCAATTTGCGATGGAGACATTGCGGGTTGTACTGGAGTTGCAGGTGCTGTTGCGGGTTGTACTGGAGTTGCAGGTACAGCACCATATTCAGCCATGTCTTGATAAAACTGATAAAACGACTTCATGTTTCCTCTTTTAAACTATTTTAATTTTAAGATCGGGTTGTTTTTGAGAAACTTTTCCTTCGCCTGTAACGACATCTTCTTGAAACCTTTGACAAATAAGTTCAAGCCTTAAGGCTCCCCACAATTTGAATTCACCTAAATTACGTTGTACTATAACCCAATTTTCTCTTAAGTGAGGTGTGAATAATCGGCTTCCAATTTTTGGCGGATGCCCAACATTTTGCAAAACGGCTCTGTAATTAAGTTCAAATTTCATTTCGTCAGGAGCATCAATTCCAAATTGGTTTAGGAGATTTTGTGATGGAATTGGATCATAGGTACACCAGAGTTGAACTGGATTGTTTGAAAATATTTTACCACGAGCCTCCAGATAAATTGGATCAATCATGCTGTCTGTGATAACTACTTCGTAATAATAAATTGGCGAACCGCCGCGAAGTATTGCTTCTTGATCCCAAAGATTAAACAAATCAAAATTTGGATTTTGAGGATCAAATTGTTGTACACTTCCAGTAAGTTGATATGGAGTTCCATCTTTGTTTAGTATAGGCATAACTTATATATTCAAAAAAAGCCCGCTTTTTTAAAAGCGAGCTTTTCTTGTTTAAAATGGATAAAAAAAATAAATTAATTAAGTATAAGACGTGGGCTTATTGCGATCTCGCCACCGCCTGCTGGCAGAATGTACGGAGCCGTAGAAAATCTTTCTACCCACAACAATTTAGGAGTAACTTCTGTAGTTGTAACATAATAACCATAAACAGTAACGCCAGTCGTAAAAGTAAAGACTTGCTGCGAGTATTCTGCTGTGTTAACATTAGCGACAGATGTGGTTGTCCATTGCGCTCCTGTTAAGGTAATTGGAGAATAACCAGTAGCGGTAGCTTGAGTGATGTCTGCAATGACGTTGCTTTTTCCTGGCGCCAAGTTGTTGGTATAAAGACGTAGACATCTTTTTCCACCAACAGGAGCAGCGCCGCCATCCTGTGCGGTAATATTTAATATATATTCAAGCATGAGGATATCAGCAGTATTTGGCACAACAAGCGACATTGGCTTTTCCTTTTAAAACTATACAATCTTATTTTATCTATAGTGTTTTTAATTTTTATTTTCAAAAAAATCAAAAAGTCCAATTCTTAATTTTTTAAACTATAATATTTAGGTTGATTTTAATTTTATATATGCTGTAATTATGCTTAAAAATAAAGATGGAACTCCTTACAAATTATCTGGACCTAATCCTATGATGAAAAATCAGGAGGTGTGGGGAAATTTCATAGTGCATAATATGGAATGGGAAGAAGAAAAATCAGAAAATAATCAAAAATTAGTACCAGTAGAAACGGATTTTAATATAAGAGAATCTTTCATATCGTCTCTTGATGAAGCCAAAGAAGAATTAAAATCCAAAGAAGAATTAAAATCCAAAGAAGAATTAAAATCCAAAGAAGAATTG